TACCTCCTACAGACCTACAAAGTCCAGTTCTCGATGTTGACCCTGATCTAGATATTCAAAATGGGGTTGAATTCAATGAAAATGGCGATATTGTTGCAATCTATGTCTGTGAGAAAGACCCGCTCAAACCAACGAGATATACGGTACCGGACCAAGCAATCGTATGGCACAAAAAGAAAAATCTACTTGTACCAGAATGCGGTCCAGCTTTTTGTTTGTTCCCATCGATACGTAGGTACATGAATGCTATCGTACGTGGAGAAGAGTACAGACAATCCATTGCCTTAGCAGTGTCTCTAGACCCCCTGGTATACAAGCCAGAAGATGCTACAGTTATACCTAACGGATCATTTGAATATGAACCAGGTATGGTACCTACACTACCCCCAGGAACAAAGTTGGAGGGCATAAACGTACAACCTCAAGCAAATGAACGTAACAAGTATATTGAACTTGTTATTGGAGCTGCTGCTCGTTGTAAGAACATGCCTAAGAACATAGCTCTTGGAGACTCAAGCAATCACAACATGGCTTCTGCACAGATTGATATAGAGCCATGGAAAAACACAGTAGAGATAGACAGGTTTGACTTTGAACCTGTACCTAGACAAGTGTTTAAGAAATGGTATGAATACGTAGTATTAGTTGAAGGTTATTTACCACAATCTGCAAGAGTTGCTCAAGGTAAATTCACTTACAACTTTAACTACCGTAGATTGTACAGTCACCCTGATCCAAACAAGAAAGCCAGTGCAAGGCTTACGGACTTGATTTCAGGATCAACAACCTTGTATCAAATCCACACCGAAGAGGGTAACAATCCTCGAAGAGTTTTGGATAGAGAAGCAAGGCTTATGGGTATCTCACGAGAAGAGCTAAACAAGATGTATCTTGGGGCTAGATCGTTTGATACATTACAAGCTCTTAAACTCTTACCTCAAGATACCAATGAGCCGGAAACAACACGTAAAGAATAACCGAAGAGTTCTTGAAAAAGAGATTGATAGGTTATTCAATAACAACCCTCCCCCAGAAAACCTAGACATCAATGACCCTAGTAAGACCAACTACTTAGTCTACAACGACTGTGGACCTGTAGATGTGCTTAATAACGAACCTGATGCTCTAGTAACTGTAGCTTTCACAGGCTATAGTGGAGCTGCTGTAAACTTGGCTGATTACGGCTTTGATGCTCCTGTAGTGTATGATACTGCTGGTATTCGTATGAACAATACGATCCCACTAATGTACCGTCACTACGAAGAGATAGGTCACACCATCGAAAACAAAGTTGAAGCTGGTGTCCTGAGTGGTAAAGGTGTGTTAAGTATTCCCAATGCTAAGTCGAAAGAAGTAGCAGCAGGAATGAAGAACAAATTCCCTTACCAAGCCAGTATGGGCCTAATGCCCGATCGTAAAGCAATTGACTTCTACTCGAAAGGCAGCATTAAAGTTAATAACCAATCCTTTAACGCACCCATCTACGTTGTACGTAACAGTGAACTTCGAGAGATGACAGTTGCACCTTTTGGCCGTGATAGTAAAACTTCCTTCACCTTTGTCAACGAGACAGACCTTATGACAATCAAAAACAGTCCTCCGAGTATCCCTCCGATCCTCAACAATGAACCAGCAACTCCGGTAGCACCTACTACCCCAGTTGCTCCGGTTACTCCCCCTGTACCTGCTCCTGTAACCCCGGTACAGAACACTCCGGTAGAACCAGTAGCACCAGTTGCTCCTGTAGCTCCTATCCAAAATGCACCTGTAGCTCCTCCTGTAGTAGCTCCAGTAACACCTGCTCCACAAGCAAGTCTTCAAGACTTCTTTCGAGCACAACGGTTGTGCAATGCAAACCCTGACTACGTTAATACCATTGAACTTGGTATCAACAACGGTTGGACAGATGAGCAGATCAACAATGCTATCAAACTGGATAAGTTTGAGAAAGGACTCCCTTCCCCAGGAAGACCAGGGAAGAACAACGATCCTCAACAGCATTCTTTGTTCGAAGCTCGGGTTATGAACTCGTACGGTGTAAAGATCGAAAAGATCGAACAACTGTACGGCAAGCAAATTGCAGACAAAGTTGACAGCATGACTGAGCTATCAGTCGTTGAACAACTTGTCTACTGCTCACGTCAAGCTGGTGGCGATTACACTGGACACAGTGATATCGACCTGATGGTTGACTACTACCGTAACAGTGGTTACAGTGGTATCGACTTGCCCAACTTGTTACGACGTACTGCTGACACTTTGTTGGAAGAGCGTTGGAAGCTTAATCCCCCTTTTGCAACTCAACATTGCAAGGAAGAAAGCAACAAGGACTTCCGCAAAACCGAACGTCGACGCATTGTCGGTGGTGGTATGTGGGGTGAGATTGAGGACGATGGGAAGCTTACCCATTACAAACCCGGTAAGGACAAGAAATACACGTCAAATCTAACGACCGTCGGTGCTATCTTCACAATGACTCGTGAAGAAGTTACCAATGACGATCAAAATGCTTTGCGTGATTTGATGGATGCAATGGTTGAGTCGGCATTCCTTGTGCCTGATATTCAACTTGGTAAGTTGATGTTCAAAGCAGCAGCTGCTAGTACCTTCTGGGTCAATGCTGACAACAGTTTTACCAGTACCGCTTTAACTCGTGCTAATCTGATCACACTGTTCCAAGCAGTGCGTCAGTACAATGAAGGACGAGAAAACATTGACTGGAATACCCTGGTCAATGACAAGTGGAAACTGATTCACTCAGTATCCTCAGAAGATGAAGTATTTGAGATTCTCCAAAGCCGTATTGTCAGTAACACTACTGCTAATACCATCCAAGGAGAACAAAACTACTTGGCAGGTAAGCTAACCCCACACGTCTTTGCTCAAATGGCAAATACAGGTGTGTTCGGTTCAAGCACGTTTGTTTCTTCCGGTACTTACTTCCTATGGCCAACCAGTGCCAAGTTTGCACCGTACAGCATCAACTACCTTCGAGGACGTAAGCGTCCAGTAATTGAAGCAATCAATCTTCCCGATGATATGTTGGGTCGTGGTTTGCGTGGTTATTGGGACGTTAAGGTCAACGAACGAGAACGTACCACAGTTGTCCGTGCTAACGGCTAATTTGTAGTACCGTCCAAACCTTCATCTTTCACTTAAATAAGAAACAGACAATATGGGATACGCAACACCAAATCGAGTAGCTGATCCAGTACAACTGGAACAGTTCAAAGATCCAGGCATTCTCCGTCAAGTAGGCGGGCTATTGATGCCTTACTTCAATGAAAGTACCACTGACACCATCCTTATGGGTGAGCCTTTGGTATTCGGTGGCAGAGTGTGGGTAGCTATGAAACCCATCCTCCCCCAGACATACGGGACGGTAGTAGCCGACTTTGTTGGTGAGTTCCTACTAGATACTGCTCACACTGGTGATATTAACCAAGGTGACGTAATCTATTGGGACACCGACGTTAACGTAGTAACTTACTACGGAGAAACTACCGTACTAGCTGGTATCGGTGGAGCAAGTGGCACTTTGCCAGATAACGGGTTTATCTTGGGCTATGCCCTTGGTAACAAACAAATGGATTTGGGAGTAGATGGATCATCTGATCTTCTGGCTGCCCAAACTGGTAGCAAAACTGTAACTGTGGTATCCCTAGCCGGAAACACCACTAGCTACACTGCGTAATCAACTCCGGCTAGGAGCTGAGTGGGCACAAAAACAAAGACACGCTCACTATACTGAAGAGATTAGTATAGGGGGCGTGTCTCTTTTGGCTACTACTCCAGCCACAGACACAGAAGTAGAACGTAATGGTGTTAAGCTATTAACTAAGTTCAGTCAGTTTATAGTTCGTAGTGAAGACCTTGTACGTCTCAGCATTACCATAGCTCGTGGTATAGCTGTTGTGTGGGGAACTAAAACATACGAAATAACAAACGAAGCTGGACATACCCACTATTACAATGATCCTTTCGAACTTGACGTTGTAATAATGACGGTGAAAAGATGAGTCTGATAACACGTACCAACGAAATATACACACTACTTGCTGCTCTTTCCTCTAGTGATCGTATGACTTTAACAGTCTATCGTAAACTAGATCCTCTAGCAGAAATGGAAGATGGAGTAGAAGGTATCTTTGTTGTGCCTATCGTTAATGACTACAATCTAGACACCTCTAACAAACGTGGTAATGTTAAGCAGCTTACATCCTCCCCCAGAATAGCTGTGGTGGTGGCTAGGCCCTTTGCAGCTAGAGATTCATCTGGTTTAGATGTGTCTTCGTGGGAAGAAGTAGAAAACGTTCTCAATCTGAGAGAAAGATTAGACCTGACCGTCATTCGTGGCGTTACAGATCTAATGTCAGTTGAAGCAGACGCTCCAACAGAAACCATGTTCGATAAGCGATGGTTCATGTCAATAACGGAGTTCTATTTCGATGCGGTATCCTGCTAAGTTTCTATTCTACTTTAACAAGTTAGGTAAGAAAGTTAAAGTAGGTATCAATCGAGGGTTATATCGTGTGTCCGGTTTAATTAGGACCACTGAACGTAGAACGATACGTGTTAGACCTAAAGCATCAAAAGCTCCCGCACCACCCCATGCTCACACACAAGGTGGTTTACGAGTTATCGAATTTCATGTAACTGGTAACAGATCAATCATTGGACCCAAGAAGTTTGCTTCTTCCAATTATTTTAATGAACCAGTGACTCATATACACGAATTTGGTGGTACGTACATTACCCGCAAAGGTAAGTTAGCTCATTACCCCCAGAGAAGCTACGCAGCAACTACTTTGGCTCGACTACAACGACAAGGAAAGATACCCAAACAATTTGCAGTTTCAATAACTGAGGTGCTTTAATGACGCAATCTGCCAATCTTACACAATGTGATAAGAAGGGTAGTGAGGTTAGCCTTTACCTAAGTACGGGTACATGTGCTACTCCTGTCTGGATTTACCACAAAGGGGTTGTAGGAGACTTAAACTACTCCGAGACCGAAAACGAGAACGAACAAAGCAACCGTGATCCGGCTCAGCTAGTTCGACAATACACCGAAGACAAGATTGATGTTGAAATCTCCGGTGAACAAGTAGTTGATCAAGACTACGAAGGTTGTGCTTTTATCAACTCAATGCGATCCGGATCACCTCCTCGTGATGTTTGCATCCTTACCGGTTATATGTCAGAAGTTGGCAACACTGGTTGGAGAGGTCACTTCCGTAACTTTGATCGATCAGTGTCTGGTCCCGAATCTGGGCCACAACGTCAAACATTCCGGCTTAAACCTGCAGCGTGTGTGTTAGTAGCCTGTAAAGTACGGCCTGTAGAAGTCGCTACAGCAGATGCTATTATTGACTATGACCCAGGTGATTTCGAACCTACAGCCTAATCCTCCCCCAGAGACAAAAGAGCCATGGCACGTAAAGTAAATGAAGAAATGTCCGATGTACAACGTCGTGACGAACTGATTATGGGACTATCTGCTACTGGTGCAGAATCTGTATTTGTAAACATCAGCCATCTAGCACAAGCTACCAACATGGTTGTTGCAGAAGAACTTGCTGAATCTTTAGTGCAAACTAACGAAGCAGTTCGACCTAACCTCTCTGCTCGAAGTACTCTACGACCCAAAGTACAACGAAGTGGTATGTGTCAAGTAGATCGGGTTGCTACTCTTGAGGCTTGCCTCAAGGCTAAACAAGATTCTAACAAGAAAGCTATTGATGCAAAGCTTCCAGTTCCAAAAACGTAATTACAACATCAAACTCGGTGTACTAGAGGCAATGGAAACACTTCCACAAATGGGAGTGCATCCATTAAGCCTAGTATCCGATATGACAAAGACGAACGACACATTGCTAACAGTGATGTTAGATGATGAGAAAGCCGTTCAACTTATGTTTCACTACCTCAAAAAAGATAGTGAAATTCCTTGGGAGAAATTCCTGGAACAAGTAGAAATGTCAGAGATCCAAGCCTTTAAGGAATCTTTCTGGCATGAACTGCTAAATTTTTCAGGCCCGTTGAAGAAGGAAGCTCTAATTCAGTTCAAAGCGGAACTAAAGAAGGAATTAGCGAATCCGAATTTAGGCAAATCACTCTCAGGGTCGCTTCAAGAGGAATCAGAATCGACGACCTTACCCTCGGAGAGCTGATCTATATCGAGAGGCAAGCTTCAGAAAGAGATCAAGTATTACAAGCCTGTGCTGCACAGAATGAGAAACTTCTCCCCCAGAGACACAAGGGTACAGGTGGATCAGCAGCCAGGCTTAAAGCCTCTACCTCTAGATATTTTTCTTCAACGGTGAAAACATGACACGTGGGCAAACACTGGCCGGCAAGGCAGTAATCTTAGTAGAAGCAGTTGACTTGGTTGACAAGTCACTGCGAACCGTAGAAAACAAGTTCAAGAAGTTCGGTAACACTTTGGGCCAACTTGGCCGTACGACTTTTGGAGCTGGGTTCTTTGGTTCATTTGCTAGTATTGGCATGTTGGCCAGGTTTGCTAAGTTTGATGATTTACTCTTAGAACTAAGAGTAAAGATGGGTTTGTTGAAAGACGTTACTGCTGAGCAAGCTGCTGAATTCACTCGCCTAGAGAAACGTATCCGATCTCTTGGTAAGACTACTTCCTATACGGCACAAGAAGTTGCAGAAGGTGCAATACGTCTGGCCCAAGCCGGTTTCTCTGGGAAAGAAATCGAAGATACATTACAGTCTGTACTTGACTTAGCTAGAGGTACGAGTACTGATTTAGGTAATGCTGCACGTGTGCTTGCCAATGCAATGCGTACGTTCAATCTTGAAACAACTACAGCTAATGAAGTCGTCTCTCAATTCGTACGGGCATCACGTTACGGTACAGTTGAGATTGATGACCTAGCTGAATCTCTCAAATACGCATCAGCTACTGCTGTTACCTTAGGTCAATCCCTCCCAGAAGTATTGGCAGTGTTTACACTGCTGTCCGATAAGGGATTACGTGGTAGTATTTCTGGTACATCCTTTAATACAGCTCTTAGTCAAATTGCTAAGAAGTCAGAAGATATTAAAGCAGCCTTTGGTTTCGATGTACCTGTAGATAACCAAGGTAGCTTGATGTTCATTCCTTTTCTGCAAAACTTGCAGAAAGCAACACAAGGAATGAACAAACTAGAGAAAGCTGCTGTATTTGGAGACATATTCAACCTTAGAGGCGTTAGATCTGTTCTCCCTATTGCTAATGAGAAAGATCTAGCACGTATCTTAGAACTAACACAACTCATTGGTTCTGCTCAAGATGAAGCTCGTCAAGCAGCCGTAATCATGGATAGTGGCCTTGGTGGTGCTATTCGTAGAGCTACGTCTGCTATTGACGATTTGAATCTCTCTTTACAAAAGACGTTAGATGGTCCACTATCTAGTTTGTTAGGTACTGTACCTATCCTAGCTGGTCTCATAGACACCCTGGCACAAAAGTACCAGGGCTTTACTATGTTACTACTTGCTTCCCCAGCAATAGCTTTGGGAGCAGGTGCTAGTTTAATGATCTTAGGTAAAGCTCTCAAGACAGTTGGTAGTATAGCTGGTTTAGGTAAATCAGCATTTGGGACTGCAACAGGCTTTGCTAGTAAAGGTCTCCTCCCCAGAGCATACGGGGCAATGCGTGGTAGGCAACTACCCTCTATGGGACTAAACCATCTAGGTAAATTCCCAACAGGGGCAGCAAGTGCAATACCTAACGCACCAGGAGCTATGTCAGGTAGAAGCTTTAAGCAGTTTCAAAGCGTTATGGCCAAACGTATTGCGATGGCAGAACGTGAACTAGCTCTATCCGAAGATGCATTTCAATTAGCAACTAAGACTCACGTCAGTAACAAAGTATTCAACTCTCAAATTGCCCAAAGAACAGCAATATACCAAGCTCAAGAGAAAGCTGGCCGTTCTGTTCTGTTAATGGAAAAGGAGTTACAGAATCTTAATGTAACCCGTGTAACTTGGGAACAGAAGTTAGCAACAGCTACTAGAAACAAGAACGTAGCAGCAGCAACTAATGCTGGCAAGCATATCCAAGCTTTGAAAGCTGAACAAGCTCTACTCAAAGGTCGGATTGCTATGTCAACAGAAGGGGCCTTAGGTCTAACTTCTGCTGTACCTGGTACTTTGATAGATACCAAGAATAGTCAAGCTGCACTACAAGCTGCAAGTCAAGCTAGGATGGCAGCAACAGCTAAAGTAGCTTCTATGAAAAACATAGCAGGTGGAGCTATTAGGGCTAAGTCTATGGGATTCCTCCCCCAGATATTAAGCGGGGTGGGTAAAGCCGGTGGTATTGTCAAGAACATTGGTGCCCTTGCTGCTGGGTTTGGTAAACTAAGTTTTGCAGTAGGTAGATTTGTATTCTCAGCAAATGGTTTAGCAATCATTGCTCAAGTAATCCTAATGTTTGGTAATCGCATCCCAATTGTTAAAGATGCTCTAGCCAACATTGGTAATGCTTTTGTTGCTTTTGGTAAACAGATAATGGGTATAGGTGCTGCATTAGGTCCTGTACTTCAATTGATGAAAGCATCGTTCTCATTACTAGGTGATCCTACTACTCAAGACTTAGGTTTTGCTGGATTAGTAGATTCTCTTAGTCTTATGGGAGATGTAATCAAAGGTAAGCTATCTGCTGCTTTTAGTGCATTCAAATCTGAACTTGGTTGGGTATATGACACAGCTAAATTAGCTGTAGGTGTACTATGGGAACTACTCACAGTAGTATTTGAAATCACCAAGAATAGTATTGGTAATGTCATAGCGAGTTTCTTTGATACCATCACATCTCGTTTTGCCGTACTAAAAGAATTATTTGGTGCGGGTGAAACTAACATGGGAGAAATAGCTAAGAACGTAGTAGCGGGTATCGCTACTGTAGTTGCAGAGCTATTTAACTGGGTAGGTTATGCAGTGATTAAAATCACCAACATGCTTAGCTGGTTCCTTGAAGAGTTAGAGCTAGCTCTATTACGAGCCATTAGTCACATACCTTTAGCCGGTAGCACAGCAAGCTCTCAAGCTATAGTAACGGGTCGTCAAATAGTACGACAAGCTAATCAAGCTAAAGACCTTGAAGCTAACGAAACAGCTATGGTTAAGTTTCGAGAAGCCCTATCATCTTTAGGTAGTAGTAATGCTGCTGCCGAAGGTGCATTAGGTGTAAATCAAGGAAACCAATCAGCTACAGCAGCCGGCAGTCGAGCCATGGAACGTCTACGTGAATTGCAAGAAGCATTCTACATTAGACAACAGCAGTTAGCTATGTCTACTGCTGGCCCAGGTAGTCCAGGTGTAAAGAACACCTTAGCAGCACCTACAGAAGCGGTAGAAGAAATAAAGGCTACGTTACGTGGCATAGCTTCTGCTTTAGTAGGTTCAGGTAGTGGTACTCGTGGTAACGTAACACGTGCTGTTACTGAAAACGAATTGAAGAAACAAACTCAACTCCTTGAAGATATCAAGGTAGAACTAAGCA